CTGATTCGATCCCCCCTGATCCGCCCCGATGACCGCCGATCCACGCGTACCGAACGGTGAATATCGAGGATGCCGAATTACCAGGGTCAACCGCGGCGGCGCGACGCATCGATCAATATGCATCGAGCGGTAACCGAGTCCGCCAAGGCCGGTCAGCTGTTGCGCAGCACCAACGTGTCTATCGCCCGGGGCTACGTCGAGGCCATCATCGATCGCAAACTCGATGCCGCGCTGGTGGCCGCCGCCCGTACGCTGGCCCGCGCCATCGACGAGGAGGCAGCCCCCGGTGGCGACCGCTATCTGCTAGCGAAGTTGATCGCTGAGTTCCGTGACACGGTGATACGGCTACGTCTGGACCCGGTGTCGCGGGGCGGTGACAAGAATGACTTCGCCGGATTGCTCGACTCCCTACGCACGCCCGAGGTGGGCAACACCCCGAACCCCTGACCGGCCCAGCTACGGCCCGGCGGTGGGCCGACTGGCCGAGGTGCTGGGCTGGCCCCCGATGCCATGGCAGCGTCAGGTGCTCGACGTCGCGCTAGAGATCGACCCATCGACCGGTGACTGGTGCTACCCGACGGTGTGCCTGACCGTTCAACGACAGGCCGGTAAGACGTCGCTGTTCGGCCCCGCTGCGTTGCACCGCTGTCTACTCTCGACAGACCAGCGCGTCTGGTACACCGCACAGAAACGCATCGACGCGCGTGATAACTGGATGGACGTGGCCCGCCGGGTGCGCCGCTCGCCGCTACGCCCCTCGGCGAAGATCCGTGAAAGCAACGGAAGCGAGTCGATCGAGCTAGCCAACGGATCGACATATCGAATCTTCGCCCCGCACGACGAGGCCTTGCACGGCAAGGCCAACGCGATGGTCGGCGTGGATGAGGGGTGGTCGTTCACCGAAACTGAGGGGACGGGGCTGGTGCAGGCTATCGTGCCCACGTTCGCGACGACCGGCGGCCAGCTGTGGATCATCTCCGCCGCCGGCACCGCCGCCTCGACGTGGCTGCGCGGGTACGTCGAGGCGGGCCGGCACGTCGTCGACATCGGCCGCCGGGACGGATTCGCCTACTTCGAATGGGGCATCAGCGACGACGTCGACCCGTCGGATCTGGCCGCCGTCGCCGCCGCCCACCCGGCCAACGGTTTCACGCTGCGCCCGGGTGCGCTCGCTGCCGCCGCCGCCGGCATGAAGCCGGGCGAGTTCGCCCGCGCCTACGGGAACCGCTGGACCAGCGCGGTCGAACGGGCCATCCCCGAAGCGCTGTGGCTGGCCGCCGCCGCCCGGCACGAACAGCACCCGGGGCTGGGCACCGAACCGGTGGCGATGGGTTTCGATGTGGGGATCGATGAGAAGGACGCGGCCATCGTCGCCGGCTGGCGCGACGAGGCGGGCCGGGCCCACGTCGAGGTGGTCGACGCCGGGCCGGGCATCAGCTGGCTTGTGCCCCGCCTCGTCGACGTCGTGGCCCGGTACGCACCCCGGGCGGTGGGCCACGACTCAGTGGGCCCGACCACGGCCGTAGCTGGCGCTGTGGCGCGAGCCGGCGTGCAGCTGGCATCCACGTCTACCCGCGACTACGCGGGCGCGTGTGCCTCGTTCCTGGCGGCCATTGTGGACGGCACGCTGCGCTACACCCCGCACCCCGAACTTGACGCCGCCGCCGCCGGGGCCGCCAAGCGGCCCGTTGGTGACGGCGGGTGGGCGTGGGGCCGGCGGGCCAGCGTGGGCACCATCGCCCCCTTGGTGGCCGCCACCGAGGCGATCTGGGCGTGGGACACCGCCCCGCCCGAACCGGCGGCGTTCAGCATTCGGTGACTCGACACCGACACCGATCGACCGGTACCGTAGTGATGCTTGTCGAGTCCTTGGGCACTCTCGACGGTCCCTCGACGGCCCGGCGTCGTTTCACGGATGGCGACGCCGGGCTGTCATCGACAGAGCTGATATGCGCCGCCGTCTATCAAAAGGTGCTCCCGCTCGCCCATCGGGTCTGTCTACTGTGGGGACTGTGGCGGGGCAGCTGGCACGCATCTTGCGAAAGATTCCGGGCGCGTTGCGTCTCCCGTTCGGCGCGCCCGCTGGCGCTCGACTGACCGCCCCCATCGCCGGGGGGCTGGGTCCGTGGCCATACAACCGCATCGTCTGGCCATCGAGCGATACACAGATGCCGCTAGTTTGGGACGCCACCTCGGCCAAGGCTCTGCCCGGGGTGGCCCGCGCTGTGTCGATCTATTCGGGGCTCTGCCGCCAGATGCCCATAGACGACTATCGCGGTACGGTCCCACTGCCCCGCCCGCGCTTCCTGGACCAGCCCGACCCGTCGGTGGCCCGTAGCTGGTTTGTTGGCGTACAGATCGAGGACTATCTCCTGAACGGAAACGCGCTGCACTACATCACCGCCCGGGACGCCACCGGCTTCCCCGCTGCGGCGGTGTGGCTGCCCGCAGCCTGGGTCACCGTCGCGTGGTCCCGCGACGACCCCGTCAAACGCTTCCTGATTGACGGGGAAGAGATCGACGCGCGCAACGTCGTGCACGTCCAGCGCGGGGCCGACCCTTGGTGCCCGGTGCGCGGGGTCGGCGTGGTGGAGCAGCACCTACGCAGCCTCGACCGGATCGCCTCGCAGGAGGAGTACGAACGCGAGACGCTGGCATCGTCCGGCGTCCCCTCGGTCGCGGTCATCGCCCCCAACCCCAAGCTGGGTTCCGCCGAGGCGGCCCAAGCCAAGATCGACTGGATGGCCAAGTACGCCGGGCCCAAGCGTGAACCGGCGATCCTGCCCGGTGGTACGCAGGTGATCCCCCTGGGCTGGTCACCCGACGACGCCCAGATGACCGACGCTCGCCAGCTATCCCTATTGGACATAGCGAACATGTTCAATCTGGACGGCTACTACCTGGGCGCACCGACATCGAGCCTGACCTATCAGAGCCCCGGGCCCAACTACACCGCGCTGTTGCGCATGTCGCTGGAACCGGTGCTATCTGACATCGAGGGAACGTGGTCGATGTCGTGGTTGCCGATGGGCCGCACGGTGCGGTTCGACCGCTCGACGCTGACCCGCGACGACTTGGCCACCACGATCAACACGCTCGCCACCGCCACCGCCGCCGGGCTGATGTCGATCGATGAGGCCCGGCTGTACCTGGGTCTACCGGCCAGCCCAGCTGGCCCCACTGTCATCAGCCCCGTTGCTACCGAGGCGATCGCGGCGTAACCGATGGGAGACATGCGATGCGTTCCGTGAATATCGAGCGGCGCATATTCGAGCCTGCGGTGCGTCTGGTCGATGTCGAGACGTCGACCAATCTGAAATGGCTGTCGGGCCGGGCGGTGCCGTACGACGAGTGGACCTCGGTGCGCTGGTACCTGGAAGCCATGGCCCCCGGCGTGTTCGACAAGTCGCTGGCCGAGGCGGCCCGGGGCCTGCCCCTGTTGCTCTGGCACGACGGGCAGCGCTTCCCCATCGGGCTATCCCAATCGTGGGACTCGATCGAGTCCGAAGGCCTGTATGGACGGTGGCGGCTCGACGACGCACCCGAGGCGCAGCGGGCCGCCCAGCTGGCCAAGGACGGGCTACTGGGCTGGTTGTCGGTGGGGTTCGTGCCGCTGCGCAACAGCTGGGAGATCGCCGACGATGACGCATGGAACCCGGACGATGCCGACACGCTGGACCGCTGCACGCGCGTCGAGGCCCGGTTGGTCGAGACGTCGTTGGTTTCCACCCCGGCCTACGCCGCCGCCGAGGTGCTGACCGTACGCACAGCGGCGCGTCGGTCCACTGTGCACGCACTACGTGCGAAGCGTGACACGCAGGTGCCGACACTCGCCCCGCACCTTGCCCAGTGGCGGGACTGGCGACGTAGCCTGAGCTAGCTCTTGCGCCGTCTGTGCGCCGGGCCCGCTGGCCAGCGGGACACCACCCCCAGACACCCGAGGGATAGATGACCCTGCGTGTGTCTAGGGAGTGATCAACCTCCATGGCTAACCCGGTACTCGATCGGCTGGAAGAACAGCGCCAAGGCCAGATCGACTTCATTGACAACCTTCTGTCCAACGTCGAGGCAGACGAACGTGACCTCGTCGAGGCAGAGCGGGCCAACCTGGCCGCCGCTCGCCAGCGCATCACTGACCTGGATGCCCAGCTGGCCCCGCTGCGCGACTTCGAACAGCTGCGGGCAGCCACCGCCGCCAACACGCCACGCCCCCCCGCGCGCCGCGCTGAGGTGGCCGCTGCGGGCCGAGGCGACGCGGTCCCCGAGCACTACACGAACGGGCACCACGTCGTCGACCAGCTGCGGGCCCGGGGCCTCCTCGGCCCAGCTGACCCCGACGCACGCGGCCGCATCGACGTGGTCCAGCGGGTCGTGGCCAACCAGCTGTTGGCCGACGTGCCCGGCCTGCTCCCGGTGCCGATCGTGGGCGACGTGCTCAACACCATCAGCGCGTCCCGCCCGCTGATCACCTCGCTGCCACCGCGTGACATGGGCGGCGTTCCCGGCACCGTGTTCCAGCGTCCGCGCATCACGCAGCACACCACGGCGGGCAAGCAGACGGCGGAGAAGACGGAGCTAGTCAGCCAGAAACTCAAGATCGAGCCAGTCAACTTCACCAAGCAGACCTACGGCGGAACGGTCGACGTGTCCCGTCAGGTGATCGACTGGTCATCCCCGCCGGCCTGGAACATCATCACCACGGATCTGGCCGATGCCTACGCGGTGGCGACGGAAACCGATTGCTCGACCCAATTCGCCGCCGGCATCACCACGAACACCGTCGCGGTCGCGACCGACGACCTGGCCGGCTGGTCGGCCGCGCTGTACCAAGGTGCGGCCAAGGTGTACCGGGGCTGCGGTCGACTGCCCAACCGCATCTGGTGCTCGCTGGATGTGTGGGCAACCCTCGGCGCGATGGTCGACCAAGCCCGGCTGATCTTCCCGCCGGGGGCCAGCGAGGGTCAGTCCAGCCTGACCGACTTCGCCGGCGTGGTGCTCAACGTCCCGCGCATCGTGGTGCCCACCTTCCCCGACGGCACCTGCATCATCGGGGCCTCGGCCATGTTCGAGTTCTACGAGGACCGCATCGGTCTACTCACAGCGGTCGAACCGTCGATCCTGGGCGTCGAGGTGGCCTTTGGTGGCTACGTGGCGTGGGGCTTCCTGGAAGAGGACGGGTTCTGCAAGATCACGCCGCCGGTGGCCGGACCGTAAGGGTCTGACCAATGGGGACGGTGCCAACCGTGACCGAGGTGCGGGCATGGCTGAAGGTCAGCACCTCGTCGGTATCCGACGAGGTGCTGACCGACATCCTGAACGCCGAATCCGCCAACCAGGCCAAGGCCTGCCGGCTGGATGTGACCGCCACCGACCGCGACGACGACTTGATCGCGGCGCTGTTTCGACGGTGCGCCCGGCAAGTCGCCGCACGCGGAGTCCCGCTGGGCATCGTGGCCGATGCCGAGTACGGGCCGCTGCGACTGTCCACCATCGACGCGGAGATCGAGCGACTTGAAGGTTACAACCGGGGGTTTTACTTCGGATGATGTGCGTCTATGTCATTGACTCGGCTGCGGTGCGTACAACGATATGCAGCGCTGTCGATGACGTGGTCGCCACAGTGGACGGTGAACCGGTCACGCTGACCGCGCACCGCACCCGGCCCGACACGGTCAACGCCTACGATGCTTGGCCCGAATTCCGTTGGGCCACACCGGTCACCGCCGCCATCGCCGAGACGTCGTGGTACGTGCTGGCTGCCCTACCCGGTGCCGACGCACAGTCCGCTGTGGACGCGGGCGACGTGGTGATGTCCGCGCTCGCCTCGGCGCTGATGGACCTTGGCCGGGTGGAACGGGTCGAACCGGTGTTGATCCCCGTCACTGACCAACCCAACGCGGGCGTACCCGGGGTGCGCTGCGAACTAACCATTTAGGAGAACCGATGACGCAACCCGCACCCCCCAAGGTATCCAAGCTGGGCCCCGGCACGCTCACCGTCGGCGCGACTCCCGCGACTGACATCGCGTGCCAGCTGAGCGCAGCGTGGGTCAAGTGGGACAAGGACAAGGAAGACGACGTCCCCGTCCTGTGTGGACAAACCATCGCCGGCGCAGCCACCTACACCGCGACCCTGTCCGGCACCATCGCGCAAGACCTGGGCGCGACGGACTCATTCGTCGAGTACAGCTGGACCAACAAAGGCACCACGGTGCCGTTCGTGTTCGTGCCGTCCACAGCGGACGGTAAGCAGGTTGAGGGGAACGTGACCATCGACCCGATCGACGTGGGCGGCGACGAGGTCAAAAAGAACATGATGAGTGACTTCGAGTGGGACTGTGTCGGCGAGCCAACCATCGCCCCGGT